CAATCTGAGGTATCCAAGCACCTTCATTGTCCAGCGCAATGTCTGGGAAGGGCGACATAAATAATGTCATTTCTTGATTAGAGATTGCACCCTTGGTCAAGGCAGTCTTTGTCAGCGTTTGGTCAACTTTAAACTCTTGAAGCAACTGACGTAAGTAAGCTCTTTTGGACCCCTCATCACTGCCTGTCCACCAATCACTAACCCCTAGACGATCAGCCCACTTCATGACTGTACCATCCATCATACCTGTCAGACCACCTTGTCTCAGGCCCTCTAAAATTGTTTCCATTGTTTCAATCTGAGCGTCTGCCATAGCTACAGCAGCGGGGTCGGCATCACTACCTTTACCCTTACCAGAAGACTTAGCCATACGCGCAGCCAGAGCTTCCCTGCGGCGCTGCTCCTCGTTGGCTGCAGCGACCTGAGCGTTGTACTCTTCCATCTCACGCGCACGGTTGTAGTCCATGACGTTACCATAGGCATCTGTCATGGCTCCCATAGACGCAAGACCACCCTGTGATGCCCCTGCCATACCTGCGCCACCCATGCGGATCATGGCTTCTCCTAAGCCAATCCGCTGGTTAGGGATCTGCAGCGCTGGTTGGCGCATTGAGCCTCTTGCGTTGCCTGTGGCTCCTGCTAAGATTGGCTGATTAGTGGGCTGAGGTTGCTGTTGAGGTGCTAAGGCTGGAGCACCCGTGCTTAATGCAAATGAGGGGGGTAATTGATTAGGATTAAACAGCTGGTCTGAAGGCAAACTGTGGTAAAATTCGTCTGGGTTATCAATGCTTTTCCCAAACTTTAAAACTTGAACATAATCCATGATCTCTAGTTACCCCCGCGCTACATAAGGTGGAGCGTAAGAAGCGCCCATAGAGTTACCGGTGTTGCCATAGACGGTGCCTGAGCCAAACTGGACGGGACGACCAAAACCAAACATCGAGGCAATCTGAGGTCCATACTGCTGACCAAATCCGAAGCCCGACATGGCACCAGCCATGGTAGCTGCTGCAGGGTTCACCATGTTCGGTTGAGCAGTGTTGCCGGTAGTAGGCGCACGACCCAACATGCCACTCATGTAGTCTTTGTACATATTGTATCCGAAGTCGCGGTTGCCCTCGAAACGTGCTTTGGCATCATTCAGACTGTTCTGCTCTTCGCCCTGCAAGAAGCGACCTGCGTCCATACCGAAGCCTGCCCCGGTCGACATTGTGTTCAAGGCGTTGTTGTAGGTGTTTGCGAGTTGAGCGTTGGCGTCCATGGATCTTGCAAATGCGGCAGCATCAGCGTTCATCTTACGATCAATCAGGTTGTTCCTGACGGTCTCTCCGGTTGTCTGAGACTGTCTTACTAAATCACTTAGAAGAGCGGCGTCAGCAATACCGGCGCGGCTGCTGTTTACGTTGCCTGTGCCTGAGGACGACATGTTGTTGCCCTGCATGGCAAGCTGGGTGTTTCGACGAGCGTCACTCATCAGGGCGTCTGTGAGAGAACCTGCGTTGTCGTTGGCGTACTCGATAGCTCCGCTGAGGCTGTCCTGCTGTGCGCGATCATAGAGGTCTCGGTAGTTTTGACCAAAGCCGCTGCCCAAGTTAAACATATTGAAACCAGACGACATGACACCGGGGGCAAAGCCACCCATGGTGTTTGCTGCTGCTGATGCGTAAGGGCTTGTGTTGGCTAAAGTCTGACCTTGGTAGTAACCTGCGTTGAGGACATCATTGAAGGCATCCTGACCACCTGAGAGACCTGCGTCGACATAAGGCTTGTACTGATTGAACCCCGCCATGTTGGCTGCGTTGGCTCTGTCGATAGACTTGCGGTCTTCTTGGGCGCGTTTGTTGCCTATCATACTTCCGACAACGGTAGGCAAAACAGAGCTTACTATTTGACCCCACATAGGTTTCTATCCTTGTTCTTTTTTTTGTTTTGCTTTGGTGATTAGGTTTCGAGCTTCTTCAGAGAGATGCACCTCGACACAAACATTGCGCTGTCGGTTGGTTTCGTTCGGTTTAAGAGATCCGCATTGAACTGACTGAATGTCCTGCAGTCTTCGTAGCTCCGAAACATCTCTGGATGCACGATGATGCTGTAGTTGGTACCAATCCATAACACTACCACATACACGAAACCCTCCAGCATCTTCAGACATCCACCCACGCCGTACCGTTGTAAACGACAAGACCCTCAGAGGCATCGCCAAGGGGGTCCCACGGTGACACGTTGAAGCGCAACATGCCCTTGCGTGGGCTGTCTGGGGGGTTATCTGCAACCTGCACACTGCTGCTCACAAGCGTAGAGATAGAGCGCTCAAGTTGCTGGAGTTCTTCTTGGATGTATCTCTTCAAGTCATCTTCTAGGGATGGCATCGGGCGTCTTGCGTATGGGTACGCAAGTACGTTGGTTTTATCCGATAGTGCCATATCTTGAGGGTTCCTGCATTTTAGTGCCTAAGGTTCTTAGGTTCTAATCAAAAGTGCTAACGCCGTCCTGTGACGACAACATCGACGTCCATTCCAGAGAACTTGAAGTCCTTATTAGACGTGTCGTCTGTGAGTTTGTAGCTGAGGTATCTACCTGAGGCGCGTGTGTCGACTTTGTGGTCCGTCGACATGTCATAGGTCACTGCAGTGCCATATGAAGGGATGCCAGAAGGTAAGTCAGCAGATCCAAAGGTGAACGTGACTTCGCTGTCAGAGTCACTGGTGGTGATCTGGGGGTAAAACGCTTTGAGGACCTTGTAGCCGCTCAGGGGACTACCGGCTTCCTGATCGAGGTCTATGCCGACACGCTCTAGGAATATGCTCTGGGTGGCTGAGGTGTCTATGGGGGCCTGTATAGCACCCACGGTAGCACCATCCATGGCAAGCAGCTTGTCGCTACTCAGAGAGCCACTCAGGGACTTACTGAAGAACACGTTGTGTCGCGCATAGTTGCTCTCTTGGTCGTGATAAGAGCCGCCGGTGGAAGCGTATGTGGTCGTGGCGGTGGCGTAGGTTGCTACAGTGTTGACGTTGGCTGTAGTACCAGAGACGACATTGGGAAGGTCGACAAAGGACCATGTGTTTGCGCGATAGTTGTACACGGCTGCACGGTTGCAGTGGCTGGCGTCTGGCATGGTGACCATGTCGTCGCCGGTGTGGTAGCAGAAGTAGATCTCTTCGAGGAGAGCATTGTGGTGCACAAAGCAGGCTTCGGTCTTGGAGCTATCGAGGCCACTGAAGATGTAATCACGGACGCGCTGGTCACTTATGGACTGGCGGGTGTTGCCATCGTGGACGTAGATGTCGTCGTTGTCGAATACGTAGTGGCGACCTTCAACTTCAACGACACAATTCTGATTGATGACCCCGCAATCATCAAACAGTTTTCTGAAGTTAAAGATGAAGGTGCCGCCTACAAACTCCATGTTGTACACTTGGTCACTGGAGTAAATCACAAAGTTGGTGCCTAGGGTCTCGCCGTCGACGATAGGTGTATTCATCTGCACCAAGTCGTTAAACCCAGCGCTCTTTGTGGCGTCTGTGGCGTCCCAACTAGAAGGGACACTGTTGGCAAGCGCTATGTCACTGAAGCGCACACGGTTGGGAAACTCGGTGCTCCCCTCGGTCATATTAAGGGCGACAAGAAAGTCTCCGTAGCTGCGCAGAGAGTTGCACCGGTGGTTGGCGTCCCAGTTCGTCAGGTTGGCGAAGGTGGAGCCGCCGGGGGCTAGGAAGACAGGCACACGGTCAGGGCGGTTGATGTACTGGACGTCTGCGAGTGTCGTCGTCGTAAAGGGGACTGCAGAGGCGCTGGCACCAAAGTCGACATTGGACGTGAGGGTGCCGTTGGAGAACGTGTAGACGTGGTACAGGTCAGTGACGACAGTCAGCGTGTCGTAGCCTGCAGAGCCACCGAAGACGCCTGTGATGTGCGAGGGGTTGCCGTCGAGCGTGAGGGAGCCTGAGATGTCGCGGAAGATGGGCGAGCGCTCCACGTTGCCCTCTTGGGTAAAACGGACGTTCTTGGCGCGTGTAAAGCCATTGAACGGCAGGTTAAACGGATCGAGGTCAGTAAGTACACCTGCGCTCCCTAGTTGGCGTACTGGTAACAAAGGCATGTGTCAGTTGACCTGTCTGGTTGTGGAACTGGTGTAAACTGGGGAATTACCGTCCCACGACAAACTTATACGCCCCCCTGTACCGTTGCCACCGTAGTAGTTACCTGCAGTGGAGCCTGAGCCGCCGCTGCCAATAGAGATTGTAAGATTTGTTCCATAGACAGCAGTAAAGGAACCTGTGAGACGCTGCCCTGCGCCACCCCCAGACCCTGCGTTACCCGACGAATCAAACGTGCCGGGTGCATCCCCGCCGCCCCCGCCGCCACCTGCGCCATATCCAGTTGCATTTCCACCTGCAGTGTTTAGGCCACCCATAGCGCCGCCTGTGCCATAGGCTGAGGAGGCCCCAAGTCGTGCGTTATCGTATCTATTGATGTTTCCGTTGCCACCGCCTGATCCACCAGATGCGGTTACAGTGGAGATACCTGAGCCAGATACAGACGAGGAGCCGCCAGATGGCGCTGATCCTGAGCCGCCCCCGTTGGCTTGGCCTGCGCCCCCACCACCGCCCCCGCCTAGGACGTCATATGTGACTGAAACG